CAGATGTAACAGATACAACTAATGTAACAGCCGCTGGTGCTTTAATGGATAGTGAAGTTACTAACCTTGCACAAGTTAAAGCATTTGATAGCACAGATTATGCTACAGCCGCCCAAGGTACTACTGCTGATAATGCAGTACCTAAAGCTGGTGGAACAATGACAGGAACTCTATTTACTCCGACAGTAGATTTTGGTGACTGGACTATAACTGAAACTGGAGGTTCTTTATACTTCGCTTACAGTGGAACAAATAAATTCAAGCTCGACAGTAGCGGAACATTGTCTGTAACTAATGACGTACAGACTGACCAAACCATAACCTAAGCTAATAGTGAGTACACGAAGATGGCAGTAAAAATAAACGGCACTGAGGTAATTGACGACAGTAGAAACGTAGTAAACGTGGGCAATGTCGATGGTAGAGATGTGTCTGCTGATGGAACTAAACTTGACGGTGTAGCTACAAATGCAGATGTTACTGCTACAGCTTTACCAGCTTCCTTGACAGGCTTGTCTACTAGCGCATCTCCAGCGTCTGATGATCTTATTGTGTCGTATGACACTTCTGCTGGTACTTGGAAAAAAGCTACTGTTACAGCTACTGCTCTTCAAGGACAGAAGGGACAGAAAGGCGAAGTTGGAGCTACTGGATCTCAAGGTATTCAAGGTAATACTGGAGCAACTGGTAGTGCAGGGTCTAATGGATCTAAAGGACAGAAGGGTGAGGTCGGTGTAACTGGTAATACAGGATCGACTGGAGCTAAGGGTCAAAAAGGTGAAGTTGGAGTAACTGGAAATACTGGTTCAACAGGTTCTGCTGGAGCTAAAGGTCAGAAGGGCGAAATAGGTGTTACAGGAGCTACAGGTAGTGCTGGGTCTAATGGTTCTACTGGTCAGAAAGGTCAGAAGGGCGAGGTTGGCGCACAAGGTATACAAGGTAATGCTGGTAATACAGGCTCGACTGGTTCCCAAGGCCAAAAGGGACAAAAAGGTGAAATAGGAGCTACTGGAGGTACTGGTAGTACTGGACAGAAGGGTCAAAAGGGAGAAGTAGGAGCTACTGGTTCTACAGGCTCTACTGGAGGTACAGGTTCTCAAGGTATACAAGGACAAAAAGGTCAAAAAGGACAAACTGGCTCTACAGGAAGTACAGGGTCTACAGGCTCCCAAGGTCAGAAAGGCCAAAAGGGAGAAGTAGGAGCGCAAGGTAATACTGGTAATACTGGTAGTACAGGCGGTACTGGCTCTACTGGACAAAAAGGCCAAAAGGGAGAAGTTGGAGCTGGTGGTGCTACGGGTACAACTGGGTCAACTGGTCAGAAAGGCCAGAAGGGACAAACTGGCTCAACTGGCGGTACTGGAGGTACTGGTTCTACTGGTCAGAAGGGTCAAAAGGGACAAACAGGTTCTACAGGAGCCGCTGGTACACCATCAACGTCTTACAATGTTGTTGGTTCTTATGTTTGGGCAAAAAACAATTCGAACTCTATGACCTCAAACTCAACTCATTCAGGAAGTAACATAACAGCACTAGGTGGTATTACAGCAAACCAAGGCTCCGTTTGGACGTGGAACGTAACCTCTGGAGGACTTTCTGGTACTTGGAGGTCAATGGGCGGTGGTAATGATACTAGAGGTGGACACCATAGGGTTGTAGCTAATTTCGTAAGGATTTCATAAAATGATAACAATAACAGAAGTGCGTAACGCAAAATCACTTAACGCAGAGAATACTGCATTTGATGTAGAAATTAACCACCCAGAGTTTGGTTGGATACCCTACTCATTACAACCTGATGATATAGATAATACTGTAGACAATAATGTATTAATTAATCTTATTGGTTTGAACTATGCGGCATATGTAGCACCCACCCAAGAAGAGATAAATGCAGAACTATCGGAAAATATAAGGGATACTCGTAGTTTTCTATTAGCAACAGAGGTAGACCCATTGGTCACTAATCCTTTAAGATGGGCAGATTTAACAGAGACTAAACAAGCCGAATGGACACAGTACAGGGCTGACTTACTTAACTTGTCAGAACAAGATACATTTCCAAGTTCAGTTACTTGGCCTACTAAACCTAGTTAATGATTGTATATCAAATCTCACTTCATGGTTCAGCATACGATGCAAGAGGCAAAAAATGGGAACAAATATACTCTGAGAGCCTCTGTAAGCCCCGTACAGGCTGGTTAGACCCTATCCACAATAGAACCATACTAAAAGGTGAGTTTGGATGCTCAGTGAGCCATTTAAAGGTCTGGGAAAAGATTGCAGATAGTAACTCTAATGGTATAATACTAGAAGAGGATGCTGTCTATGATAGTATAAATACTGATAGGGTAAATATACTTCTTAATTCCCATGATAGCGTCTGGTTAGGTTATAGGCTGAACGACATGGGTTATTGGTATAACTGCCATGCTTATGCAATTACTCCTGATACAGCAAGATTATTGATACAAGACTTTAAAGATAACATCATCCCAGTCGATGAGTGGGTTCCCATGAAGCTAAAAGATAAACACAACTACTTCTATAAAGAAGAGGTCGTTACTCAAATCCCAAGGTCAACCCGACCAAGTACCATAGAGGAAGAAGATAATCCGATGATTAACCCAAGTAAGATCAATATAATAACAGTAGCTACAGACGAAACTAAGATGTGGCCTTTAGCACAGTCATGTGACAAACATCAAATTAATCTAGTTAACCTTGGTAAAGGTGATAGCTGGAAGAGTGAGATGGAAGGATACGATGGCTTAAGAAAGATAGAACTAGTTAAGAACTTAGTTAAGAACTTAGCTAAAGATGAGATAGTTCTATTTGTAGATGGATACGATACTTTCTTTACTGAAGGTTATGAGACTATAGTACAAAGGTTCATGGACTTTAAAGTAGATATACTATTCGGAGCAGAACAAGAGTGTTGGCCTGTAACAAACGATCAGTCATACAAGAATAGATGGCCTGATATGCTTACTCCATATAGGTATTTAAACAGTGGTTTATATATAGGGTATGCTGGAGCATTACACGACTTCTTTGATTTACCTAGTACAGATGATAATGGTGACGATCAGT